CCTGATTGCAGAAAAGCCAGAAAGGGCGCTTTGGTGGATGAAGATGGAAGCCCATGCACAATCCAGTAATAAAACCTATGGAGATGGCGCAAAGTTCAGGAAAGATCGCCCGTCTTACAAAGAGATGTACGACTTTGCCTTAAATCAAACTGATATGTTTGGAAATATTGACCCTAACGAAGAAGCCATTGCGTGTTTCTGTGGAGATTAAATGATTTATGTTGGAATCGATCCTGGCGCTGTATCTGGCGCAATTGCCGCAGTAAATCACGACTCAAATTTTATAGGTGCTGCCAACATAGAGCATTTAAATGGAAGAATCCTTCCAATCGAGTTATGCGATTTATTGTCAAACTTTATTGATCCCAAAGAAGGAGGAGAAATTGGGATAGAGGCAGTCCATGTAATGCCTGGTCAGGGCGCAGTTTCTACGGGTAAATTTATGAGGGCTGCGGGAGCCATTGAAGCAGTTGCAACGCTAACCAGATATTCTGTGCATTTCATAACGCCTCAAACATGGAAGAAGTTTTGGGGATTAAGTAGAGACAAAAACGATTCTTTATTATTGGCAAGGGAGAAATGGCCAAAAGCAGGGATGCACATAAACAAGAAGAAGCATCACAACATAGCCGAAGCCCTGTTAATAGCCGAATTTTTAAGATTGCATATCAATGGGTAAAGGCAGAAAACACGACACAACGCTATTTCAAAGAATCTTGAAGCCAGAAGAAAAACTGGTTTTGAGGGCAGCAGGAAAGGGCGAATTGATTGCAGGCTTTTATGAATGTTTAGCGTGGTATCAGCATTGCTACAACTTGGGGTTGCGACCAGGAATGGATCACAATTACATTGGCTTAGTGGCTGGCATTGCAGAAATGTTGCCCAAAGAGGAGCCAGAAAGCCTCCAAAACGAGCAGGAAGCCGCCTAATTGCTCCAATACGATGCAAGATACATGGACGGCTTGCAGATGGCTAGAAACAGGCAAGAAAAAACCCGCACTTGGCGGGTCTAAGTTAGTGGTTGCTGACTTGTCAATAGTCTAAAGATTGTGCAGTGATTTTGAAGTGACAAGCGATGCCGCTATCGTTTTGGGCTTGCCTGATGGCTTGCACAATGATTCCCAATTGAGCAAAATCAGCAACGCATAATTTAACCTCTCCAGTTTTATGTTTGAACTTATCATCTTCAAAGAAATCAATTTTTATATCGTTTAACATTTCAAAGCCTTTCATTTTTTGCGGGTTAGGATGCGGAGGATTAGAGCAAGGGTGGCATAAATCATAATTAGAAGCACGCATAAATGAAACCGCTGTCAGTCTCACCGACTAACATGGTATTTTCTTCAATATATTCTCGGACAATTTCTTTTTTTGCTTTTTCGTCTTCGCCATTGGAGACATCAATATCGTAATTGTCGGCTATGTCTTGCCAGGTATTCTCATCATATTCACAACACAAGGCAACTACATCTAATTCAATCTCAGTTCCGCAGTCTTCCTCGTATTGTTCAAGGTAATCAAATAAGAGATTCAGTCCATCATAAGTAAAGGTATTTCGTCTTCCGGCATCAATAAATGCACGCTCGAAGTCATAACGGGAAACTGTGGTTTTCATGTTTAAGCCTTTTGAATTGAAACCCTAGCCAATCGCTAGGCTAAGGGATACCCAAGAGGATACCCAATAGTCTAGGGATTAGCCTCTCCAAGCCAACAAAACCCCTATGTAGGCAAATGCGGCAATGCAGACAACAGCCCAAATAATTTCTTTTTTCATGCTTGCACCTCTGCGTAGACTTCAGGGTAATACTCTTGAAGGAGAGATTCTCCCCTTGCTAAAGCTTCCTCAAGGGTTGCGTAGATTCCTTGCAAGTCTCCAAAGAACTCACAAGTGACATAGTAAACCCCTGAAAGCCTTTTGTTAACTGAGACTAACTTGTCTGCGTCCGCACAGTAAACCTCTAAAACATCAGAGTATTGAGAAGGATAAGTTATCCAAGTGAGTTTTTTGTCGATTTTTTCCATGATTTGTCCTTGGTCGGGTTGGTCGGATAAATTAAAAAGCAAATGAAAACTTTGGAGGCATGGCGAAGAAAAATTGCCCGAAGGCAATTAATCTTATGAGCCTTGGCAACGAGACAAGGTAAAGGTGTAGGTGATGCCGTCAATTGTGGCTTTGACGCATTCGGTGGTGCGGTTGAAGATTGGCTCGATTGCTTCCAAGACTTTCCCGTAATGTGTGCCGTCTTCATCTGTGCCGTTTTCTGCGTCAACCTCTGCCGCCTCATAGATAGCATCGGCAAGGGTAAGCACAGGAACTGTCTTGTCTAGGTAATATGCACCTTCTGCGTTAATAGCCCACTGTCCCTTATCGAGTGGGATGCTATTTGAATCAGTTTGTCGAGAAGATTCGATGTGCAGCCAATAGTCACAGTTCAATGACTGATCGACTTCCGCATAAGAAGCAGGCTTGCCGTCAAGCAACATCTGCCAAGAATACTTGAGGTGTGCGCCTTCCTCATCCTCGTCAATGTCCAAATCGCCCGAAGTCATCTGTCCTTCTATGAAGTGATAAATAACAGTTTCCCAAGCAGAAAACTCTGCTTTAGTGAATTGCTCTAAGTGGATTTCGTTGATTCTAGAGATTGCAGGGATCAGGAATTCGTGCCAACTACCCGCCTGGAGATAGTCAGAAGCCCTGTGCGTCAAGGGAAAGACTTTAGTCTCTCCTGTGGCTGTTAAAGTGACTTCTAGAGTGAGTGTGTTCATGAGTAACGCCTTTCTGTTGATAACCTGTTGAACTGTATAGGATAGAAATCTACCACTTACACATATATAGCATGGAAGAATCGTGCCAATCGTTGTAACCTGTTGATTTATAAGACATAGAGAAAACCCGATGAAGTAGAAAGTGCCAGGTTATTCTCTGGTCGTAGGTTAGTGCGCGCTAACTGTTTATCATGCTGTTGTTAGTGATGGCTAACTTTTGGAGGATTTAGTCAGGTAGGTTGACTAAGGTGCTTACTCCTTTTTCATCTAAGCCTTATAACTTTTAGTTGTTATGCAGCTTTTGCATGGCCATGTGAGTCCTCACTAACCAGGACAAGTTAGCGTGTGCTTACTTTGGTAATGCTTGCATAGCAAGCGCTCACTAACATCTAAGTTAGCCAGCACTTACTTAGCCTTTAGTTAGTGTGTGCTTACAAACATGGGGGGGAGGGGGTGTGTGTGGTGTGAGAGATTTTGTGGTGCCCCCTATCCACAAGAAAAGCCAACCTAGGATTGCCTACAAAAATGACTAGCTTTTGTTGGGAAGGAAGTGGGTGCTACAGACGGGTGGTGGTAGGGTATAGACGAGTTCAGGCACCCGTGTAGGGTTAGTCTTCTTTTCAGAAGTGAACCTCTTGTTTATCTAAGCTAACCAGTATCTTGTTTGTCAGACAAGTGGCTCAGACTACATTTCCCGTTCACCTTGCCATGATTCATCCCGAATGATGGGGAGCTACTTAAGAGTCGCCTGACTCGCTACGATTATCCTAATTGGTCGGTTCCACCGCATAGAGGGCTGGGTGATGGCCCCGTGAACAATGTACTAGGGTTTACCCCACTTGTCAAACAAAAGAAAGTGAGTTACATTGTTGTTGCCAAGACGCATGGAGATTGAATGGTTCAAGCAGTTGCCGACTTAGGTCTTGCGCTGCCTCTGGTAATTCCTCCACAGTCTCCAGCCGTGTTGGTGAAAGCGCAGATTGATGCGATGGGCGAATATCCAGTGCCACTGCTTTTAAGCACAATGGCATATGCGGGAGATCAGTACCCGCCACCAACAACCTATACTACTTCCATAATTGGGTAAAGTATGAATGTGATTGATGCACTGCCAAACAACCTAAAGAAAAAAGGTCGCCCTAAAGGTGCTGTGAACAAGAAGTTCACTATGGCTACCTATGCTGAAAGACCTGCGGCCCTCCTGCCAAAGACTGAAGTTCAGCGCATCAAAGAACTCAAAGACCTCCTGATAAACAGTGCAGGTTCCAATGTCGTTCATAAAGCAATTGAGATTGCCATGAATGACGAACACCCAGCACAGGCGGCTATGCTCAAACTCTGTATGGATCGAATGCTTCCTGTCAGTCTGTTTGAAAAAGAAGGCAAGCAAAGGAATGCCGTTACCATCAATATCACAGGCATTGGTGGCGTAGAAATTGAACCCTTGCAAGATGTGACTGATGTAGAAACAAAAAATGTCTGACCTCAACTTCTCACTTCTGCCTTGGCAACAAACAGTCTTTGCTGACAAAACAAGGTTTAAGGTTGTGGCTGCTGGTCGGCGTTGTGGCAAGTCTAGGTTAGCGGCTACTACGCTAATTATTGAAGCATTGCGTTGCCCAGCAGGAAGTGCGGTTCTATATGTTGCGCCTACCAATGGTCAGGCAAGGCAGATCATTTGGGATGTGTTGTTAGAGATTGGACGGGATGTTATCCAAAACAGTCACATCAACAATATGGATATCACCATGATAAATGGTGCAAAGATTTATGTTCGTGGTGCTGATAGACCAGATACCCTGCGGGGTGTGTCCCTTACCTATGCGGTACTAGACGAGGTTGCGGACATTAAGCCTGAAGCCTGGGAGCAGGTCATCAGGGCTTCTTTGTCAGACAAAAAGGGCAGAGCCATATTCATCGGTACTCCAAAGGGGCGCAACTGGTTCTATGATCTGTTCAAGATGGGCCAAGAGGAGACTGATCCTGATTGGAAGTCCTGGCACTTCACAACCCAAGATAACCCATTGATAGACCCAACTGAGATTGAGTCTGCCAAGAAGACGCTAAGTTCCTTTGCTTTCAAGCAGGAGTACCTAGCATCCTTTGACAACGCAGGAAGCGATGTTTTTAAAGAAGATTGGATCAAATATGGTGTGGAACCTGAGTATGGTAGTTACTTCATTGCAATCGACTTGGCAGGATTTGAAGAAGTGGCTAAACAAGCTGCTAACGCGAAAAAAAGACTAGATGAGAGTGCCATTGCAGTGGTCAAGGTCACTGATGATGGCAAGTGGTTTGTCAAAGAGATTGACCATGGTCGGTGGGACATTCGGGAAACTGCTGCCAAAATCCTGATGAAGATGCGGGATTACAGGCCAATTTCGGTTGGAATTGAGCGTGGGGCACTTAAAAACGCTGTTTTGCCCTACCTCAGTGACTTGATGCGGAAAAATAATGTATATTCCCACATAGTTGACCTAACGCATGGCAACAGGAAAAAGACAGACAGAATCATCTGGAGTCTCCAAGGGCGGTTTGAGCATGGGCGAATTGTGCTGAACTCTGAAGAAGATTGGGACGCATTTACCGATCAACTCTTGATGTTTCCTGCCAATGGCGTACATGATGACCTTCCTGATGCTTTGAGTTATATTGACCAATTGGCTGTAACATCTTACTTTGAGGCCGAAGAAGATGAAGAGTGGGAGCCTGTAGACATCATATCGGGGGTTTAATGGCAACAGATAAGCAAGAAAAGCTAGAGCAAAATGAGTTTTATGAGCCTACTGAGGCTGATAAAGAACTGACTGATTTTGTTACTGACCATTGCAACCGCTGGCGTGACTACAGAGATACCAACTTCCTTCCCGATTGGCTTGAGTACGAGCGAATCTTTCGTGGACAGTGGGCATCTGAAGACAAAACCCGTGAGTCTGAGCGTTCACGCATCGTAACCCCTGCCACCCAACAAGCTGTAGAAACCCGCCATGCTGAGATCATGGAAGCTATCTTTGGTCAGGGCGAATTCTTTGACATTCAAGATGACATTCGGGATGTGAACAACAACCCCATCGATGTTGGAGTCCTAAAAGCTCAGTTGATGGAGGATTTCAAGCGGGACAAGATTCGTAAATCCATTGATGCCATTGAATTGATGGCAGAAATCTACGGCACAGGCATTGGCGAGATTGTCGTTAAGACTGAAAAGCAGTTTGTACCCTCTACTCAGGCAATTCCTGGGCAAATTGGTCAAGCTGCCATTGGCGTGGTAGAAAAAGACAGGATTTCAGTCAAGATTTCACCTGTAAATCCAAAGAACTTCCTTTTTGACCCCAATGGAACCTCAGTTGATGACTGCATGGGTGTGGCAATTGAGAAATACATCTCCATTCACAAGATTGTTGAAGGCATTGAGCGTGGTATCTACCGCAAAGTAGACATTACGCCCACTTATGAAGATACCGATTTAGAACCCACCCAAGAAGTAAGCCAGTATCAGGATGAAAAGGTGCTTTTGCTCACCTATTATGGTTTGGTTCCCCGTGAGTACCTAGAGAACCTTGAAGAAAACAAGAACATTGTTGATTTGTTCCCTGAGAGTTCCGCTGCTGAAGAATATTCAGACATGGTTGAGGCTATTGTCGTGATTGCCAACGATGGGCAGTTGCTAAAAGCAGAGGCAAATCCTTACATGATGAAGGATCGCCCTGTTCTGACCTACCAAGATGACACTGTTCCCAATCGTCTTTTGGGGCGTGGCACAGTGGAAAAAGCCTTCAATATGCAAAAGGCTATTGATGCTCAGATTCGTTCTCACTTGGATTCATTGGCGCTGACCACCAGCCCCATGATTGCAATGGATGCAACCCGTCTTCCCCGTGGTGCTAAGTTTGAAGTCAAGCCTGGAAAGGCCATTCTCACCAATGGCGCACCTTCAGAGATTCTCTATCCCTTCAAGTTTGGGCAGACTGATGGCAACAACCTAACCACTGCCAAGGATTTCGAGCGAATGCTCCTGCAATCCACGGGAACTTTGGATTCTCAAGGCATGGTTAGTGCTGGTGCTAGAGACATGGGCCAAGGTGGTATGTCTATGGCGGTTGCCACCATCATCAAAAAGTACAAGCGTACTCTGGTGAACTTTCAAGAAGACTTCTTGATTCCCTTCATTCAGAAGGCGGCTTTCAGGTATATGCAGTTTGACCCAGAGCGTTACCCCTCTGTGGACATGACTTTCATTCCCACTGCCACTTTGGGCATCATTGCCCGTGAGCATGAGCAACAAATGTTCATTGGTTTGCTTCAGACCCTTGGCCCCAACACTCCTGTGTTGCCACTGATTCTGAAGGGTGTTTTGGCTAATTCTTCACTGACCAACCGCTATGAACTGATGGAACAGTTGGACAAGATGAGCCAACCTGATCCACAAGCAGCACAAATGCAACAAATGCAACAGCAGTTGGCTATGCAAGCTGCCCAAGCTCAGATTGCTGTCAATACGACTCAAGCTGAACAGAATCGGGCAGAGGCTCAGAAGTTGTCTATTGAAGCTCAGTTGATGCCTCAAGAAGTGCAAGCAAAGAATATGGCGGCAATGACCAAGAACCTGCCAAACCAAGATGATGCTGGTTCTAAAGAGTTTGACAAGCGGGTTAAGATTGCTGAATTGATGCTGAAAGAAGCTGACATTAAGAACAAGTCCAAGATTGTCGAGTTGCAAATGGCTGACAAGAAGGGCAAAATGTCGAGCGTTGAAGATGAGTTTCTCAATCGTCTTTCCAGGGAATTGACCTAAATGGACATTGCTGACCTTGAGCGTAAGCTAGGAATTGATGGAATCTCTGCTGAACAGCAGATGGAGATCATTACTGCTTTGCAACAGTCTGCCGCTGAGAAGATTGCCAAGGCCAAGAGCGAATCTATTGGCAAGGGTGCTGAACTTGTTATCCAAGGCTTGAAGAAGATCAAGTCAGACATGGAGCAAAAGTTTGCTCAGTTGAATGGCGAGATTCAGAGCAAAGTTGCCTCTGTACAAGATGGTCAGGATGGCAAGAATGGCAAAGATGGAAGAGATGGTAAGCAAGGGCCAGCAGGAGCAACAGGGCCAGCAGGACGAGATGGTGTTCCTGGGCGTGATGGAGTTGATGGTTCTAACGGCACTGGTGTTGCCGCTGCTCGCATTGATTTTGATGGTAGCCTTGTCATCACTCTTGATGATGGTCGTGAGATCAATGTTGGTGAGGTTGTTCCTTTTGATGTTGCTGAACGCATCAAAGTTATTACCAATGGTGGCGGTACTTCTCAGTCTGTACTTGATACTCTGACAAGCCTTCAGTCTCAAATTACGGCTCTGTCTGGATTTGTAAACTACAAAGGCACTTGGAACGCATCAACCAATACGCCTACCCTTGTTTCTAGCGTAGGAACAAAGGGA